AGGTAATCCGCCTCGCTCACCATCCTGGTGATTCCGGCGCTTTCCGGCGCATCCTGTAAATAGCTGTTATGAATCTCATAAGTCTTGATAGACATAATGTGTTCCTTGAAAGAGGGTTAGCGACGGTATTCGTGGCGGAGGTATTTGTAGTCGACTGTCGACTTGTTCCAACTGCCTTCCGCTCTGATGCGGCACTCTTTCTCCCATTGCTCACGTGTCGGCGGACGGTCGGCGGTTTTGGCTCCAATCATCTTCAGGAAGCGCTGATCAGGAGTCAGGTCATTGATTCTCGGATGTGGCTTGCCAGCGAGTGCGCATTCCATTGCGCTGACTACGTCCAGAATATTGGCTCGGTACTGGCGTGCAGAATCCGTCAGGTCATCACTGACCTTGAGGGTGTCTAGCATCATATGATTTACCTGCGGAGTGGGGTGGTTATGCTGTCACATCAGAAAGGCGGGTTTTCATCCCATTCCTGTTGATTGCTTTGCTGATTCGAAGGCTTGCCTGAGCTTTGCTGCTGCGGCTTTCCCTGCTGCTGACCTGACTGCGCAAATCCGACCCGTGCATTGAGAAGTTCCAGGGTGATGGACTGTCCGTTTTGCCCTTCGTACACATCGACCTTGATGTTTTCACCTGACACCTCAACGATCCCTCCCTCAACCAGAACGCTGCGGTAGAAGTCAGCCTGAGCGCCTGCCTTGGCGAATATCACAGCACTGTAGTTCGTCCATTCCTTCTGCTTCGACTGCCGGTCATAATGCTGAACCCCGGCGCGAATTTGAAAGCCGATGCTGTCACCGGCTGCAAACTCCCTTGCAGCCTTATTTAGTCGTACGGTTATGCTGTGCATTAAGCGGGTAACTCCAGTTCAGTTTTTCGGATTTGGTAAATATCGGTGGCTTTGGCGAACAAGGCCTTGTTGCTTGCCAGCTTTGTTGATGTCCATGCGTAAGCTTTCTCAAGCTCTTCCAGCGGCATTCCGTTTGCTGCGTCGGTGAATTTATTTAGAGCATCCTGAGGTGTCATCTGAGGCTTGCTAGCCTGCGGTGCTGGGTGGTGAACTTCAGCGTCAGCATCCTGAGCCGTCTCTTCCGTTGGGATGCAGAAGGCCTGAAATGCTGCGTACTTGTAGGCGATAGACATGGCTTTGTTAGTGGCCTTGTCTCCGCTATCCATGGCCTCGCCAAAGGTGATCACCGTGTGCAAACTTCCGTCCTCAGTAGCGACGAAATCAAACTCTGCCTTCACGACGACATAGAACAGAACGCCGCCTTTAGCAGTGACGCGCTCAGACACCGTCCGTTCCGTTATGCGCGGCAGTATCACCAACCCATTCTTCACCAGTGCTGGGGATAGGGCGTTGTAGACCGCATCAATGCCGCGGAACTGGAATCCCTGCTGCTGGTTCCGGCTATCCTTTGATATGCCCACCTCTGACAAGTCCTTTGCCACTCCAGCGATTGCTTTATAAACAGCCGTCATTCTGTGCCTCCTGAATCCTGTTCATTTGCAGGGCAGTGCGGTGATCTGCATTAGCCTCAATCTGTGCCAGTTCATCCGTGAATCGCTCATCAGTAATCAGTCGCTCCCAGACTGACGCACTATCAAGTGCTGCGTTAAATCTCTCTTCCTGAGTCATGCTGCGTCCTCCCGTGGCAAGGTCACGCCATACCCTTCGGACCGGAGGAAGTCGCACATCTGCTCACGGTCAAGTTGGTTGTAAAGCTCTCGCTCATCCAGCGGCTCAAAGTCGATCTCAGGCTTCTTGGAAAAGAACTCCTGAGAGATGTGGATTTCTTTGCATTGAATTCTCATACGAGCCCCTTACTCTTGCAGAACGCCCGAGCCATCAACTTGTAGCCGAGCGGGTTATTCGGGAATGACTGTTCGCTGCCGTCGATTAGTATGTGCAGCAGGGTGCCGATGATTTGAAATCTCATAGCGGGTTGCCCGGTTGGTTTAGGATTTCAATGAAGCGCTTTGCGGCGTTCTTCGCATTTCGGCAGATACGGTCTAACAGTGATTCTGTGTTTTGGGTGACGCCCACGGTGACGCCACCCGCGAATGCATAGTTCATCGTGGGATACTCCGGTTTAATTAGTAGGTGATTGCGATTGCTGAGACTTGGCCTTTGGCAATGGCTTTAACGCATTGCACTGCACATTCTTCAGTGATACCGGCAGCGACTAAATCAGCCACTGCTTGTTGATTTATAGCGCGTTTGTGTTCGACGTTTGCCGCTCGGGCAGCGGCTTCGTCAGCGATACGTTTCTCTTCTGCCAGACGAGCATCTTCTTTCTGTTTGGCTTCGCGCTGGATGCGGTCGGCTTCCTGCTTGGCCTTGAGTTGCTCAGCTGCGATAGCTTCCTGCTTCTCGCGTTCTGCTTGCTGTGCGGCTGCTAACCGGTCGGACTCAGCCTTGTTTGCTGCATCAATGCGGTCTTGCTCTGCTTTCTTCTCTGCTGCAATGCGGTTGGCTTCAGTCAGCGCCGCCTGAGCTTTCAAGTCGGCTTCGCGTTGTATCGCCGCTTCACGTTCACGCTGCGCAGCTGCTTCTGCTTCGACCCTTGCTTTCTCTGCTGCTTCATTGGCAATGCGTTCTTCGTGTTCTTTCTGGATACGCTCTGCTTCCGCCTTGGCGTCGGCTGCGTCACGGTCGAACTTCTCGTTCATGAGCAGGGCGATTTCGTGATCTGCTTCTGCCAACTTAGCCAGGCGAATATTTTCCTGTTCCGCTTCCCACTCAGTCAGCGGGCGGCGAACCTCGTCACGCAACGCATCACAGGCATCCACGAAGCGTTTAATTTCTTGCTCAGCAGGCTTTACTGCCTCTTTCAGGCGCTTCAGGTACTCACGCCCCGGCTTTTCGATGAGCGTCTTGCTTCGACTCACAGACGCCGAGAGTGATGCGACGCGCTTACGGCCTTTATCCGTGCTCAGGTCAGGTGCTTCACTAACGCTGGCCTTGATGTGTTCCAGATAGCTGTCTAATCCGTTCGGGATGTAGAGCGCCGGAGCCTGTTCCGGTTTGATCTCGATAACGGATAATTCGGTTGTTTCGCTCACGGCGATCTCCTTATTCGGTTAGATGAAGAAGCCAGCTCTTGAACTGGCTTTTGCATCCATTAAAAAAGCCGCGGTTAGGCGGCTGTTTCTGCTTGTTCCTTATTGCGCTCTATAACCTCATCTGAATATCCACGTTCATTGAGATAAGAAACTATTTCATCCGCATCCATCACGCCGAATGCGGCGTCGAGAAGCGACTCAAGAAGTTGTTTAGTCTCATCACCATCGCTCACATCAAATTTAATTGTCGCGCCATCGTGCTTGACTGTTACTTCTTTCCATTTGTAAAGAATTCCAGCATTTCTAATGTCAATTTCCATCATTTCTCTCCAGTTAAAAAAATGGCCTCTGAATTAGAGGCCGAATAGCTACACAGCATTAAGGTTGATAAGGGGCGCTTATCACGATGCGCACTCAGTGAATGCGCAGCAGGAATGGGCTCACTTAGGCAATTCTCGGTAGTTAAGTTCTCTGGTTAACTGGCTGATGAAGCTTCTCTTATAGTCAGTCAGGCGGTCAATCCAGTATTCTGTAGACTTGTCGCCCGCACTCATCAAGGCAGCCATTTTGGTGCAGAGCTCATAAGGCAGTTCGTAGCAGGGAACAATCTGAGCTACCCCGGCAAGCTTCTCGCCAAATGATTGGGGTATTTTGATGGCGTAACACTTATGGATAATGCTTCTGGTGACTTTGAATTCACTCATTTGTCGTCACCTTCTTCGCGAGCCTTCATCATTGCGTCAGCCCACGCATAAGCCTGACTTGCTCCTGATTCAGGGTTATTGCCGTCCTGCAAAAAACATATTTGAGCCATAGCTCGTCCCGCGAATTCATCACGCAAAAGCGCCCCTTCCGTACGCACGTTTTCGTTAAACCAATTCGCCTCGGTAGTCGGGTGAACCGTAACTGGATACTTGCTCATACTTCCTCCTCAACCTTAATTTCAGCCTTACGCAAGAACTTCTCATACTGCTCATGGTTCATTCGAACAGATGAACGTTCTGCTTCATTTTTAATTACGTATTCGTAACCGTTGCCCATCCTCAAGACGAGAAAGTGCTCACCGGTTAAAGTGTTTGTTAATCGCATGGGGATGACTCCGGTGGGGTGTAGTTATGCCGGGATATTTATCCATGCCCGGCGCATGGTTTCCCTGCTTTCCACAGTCAAAGGAAATTGATAATCTGGTGATTCCACAGTCAATAAAAGGTTATGCAGATGGCAGAATACTTTGCCCGAGTTGAGTTATTCGGAGCTGATGGTGAGAAGTACGAAACGCTCCATGAGAAAATGGAATCTATTGGATTCTTAAGGACCGTAATGTATAGCGATGGTAAATCTCAGGCTCTTCCAAGTGGTTCTTATGCTGGAGTTAAAACATCTGATCTCAACCAAATTAGAGAGCAGATAAGCGGCGTCGCGGATCCCCTATCCTCAAAAAATGCATCCGTTTTTGTGTGCAAACTTGATGGTTGGGCAGCATATTTATATAGCGCCTCCTGACCCAGCAGAGCCCTCACCTTTAGGTGCTTGCAAAACTTCAGAATAAAGTTCAACAAAGCAATCACGAACGGTTTTTGCTATTTCTTTCGCTTCTTCCGTTCGTCTTGTGTTTTCAGAACTCCACATAATCTCTACTGAGATTCGCTCAGCCAAAACTGACGCTGCAATTTCCTGAACACATTCTGGCAATCCTTCAAATTTCATAATTTTCAACCTCTCATAACGTGATATGGATGCTCGTATTTATCGCTGCGATGACCGGCGGCGAAAATGGCAATTTGCGGAAGGCAGATATTGTCTGCGCTAGGGTAATGCTTCGTAGTAGTGGTGATGGTCGCCACTACCGCTCTCATCGCTGGCTTACGTTTGCAGGTCAGCTCAGCTTTGCTCGGTGCTGCCGGTGATAAATCCAGACCGGTAGAGAAGTCATTAACTGGAAGCGCCTGTAAGTGCTTGCGAGCTTCACGACGACGACTATCTGCTGTGCCAGTGAATTGCGTTCTGCGTGTCATAAAACCTCCTGTGTGAGTTTTGGTGGTGAAATGCCTGGTGCATTCATCTCATCCCAAAAGTCACGCTTTGGTATTAATTGGCCTTGCGGCCACGTAGGTGATCCTCACCGTTGTTCAAAGAGCGTATCGAACGGGTCGTTTCGTTTCGATGGACTAAATATACAAGAAACATTGTATTTCTGTAAACAAGTAATCTTGTATATTTGTGCGTCAGTTATCCATTTTCTTGTTTTTAAAAGTAATTTATTTGTGATTTTCTTTAGACGAGTCTCATCGCACCTGCATTAAGGTGTGGTGAATTGGTGAATTGGTGATGGAGGGAAGGGGTTGGCGGATGGTGGGCACAAAAAACCGGCTCACTGGCCGGGCTGCATTTGCAAAATATATAGGAACGTATAGCGCCAAATATCTTAGCGCTACTGTTATGGTATGCCGCTGAGGTCAGATAGATACTACAAACAGATTTAAATTTGAGTTATGCGTGATGGAACGGTGTGGGGATTGGATTTCTTTCAAAAAAAAGCCCGAGTTAACGTCGGGCTATCAGTAGGTAGGTGTTCATGGCCTTGGCAGGCTTGCTGATCTTGTGTCAGCTGATATGAGAATAGCGCAGGGCGGTGATTTTGCCAGATTAGAGGCACAAAAACCCGGCTCGGTGGCCTGGTTAAGTTATGCGTGCAAAAATTTGATCATAATTCCTGAAGCTATACCTACGATTGCAATCATTGACCCTATGATTGTAAGAGCCTGTAACCTTAAAGCGCTGTGCAGTTCGGCTTTGGAGTTAGCAACCTCTGTTTTAACCGATGCCACGTCTACCCCGGTAGCATAGTTTGATTTAATGACTGCAATGTCAGTTTTGATTGTCTGCATGTCATCTTCTAGTTTTTTAATTCTAACAAGCATGTCATCTCCTCCTCCGTTGCCATCGCCATATTTGGATTGTGTGTCATCACTATCTTTTTGTCCATCAGTGACTACTTCACGATCCTGGTTTGGTCGTAATGTAATAACATCAGCCAATTGTGCTCCGCTCATCCATGACCTCGCGCTTTAACTTCAAAATATGCCTCATTTACTGAAACTAAAGCAGACTTCCCTTCTGTGTGAAGGCTGGAAGATACACAATAAACGCCATTGCTAGGTATGTTTACCCCTTTGAATTTAACTTCAAAAGAAGCAGACACAATGTTTTCCCCGTCGATAGAAGACATAACCTTAAAAAGCTTCTGGCTTTCAAAGCCTACGTTTAAGATTTTACCATCGTCACCTATGATATCTAAATCTACCCTATATAATTTCTCAGCTACTAGTCCAATGAAGAAAACCGCCACATTTATATCTACTGGGTGAGGCATTTCTGGAACGTCATAAACTAAAACAGGCTGCCTAACACCATTTTCATTGAGCTTGAAAGGGAAAAGAAAAGAAATCCTTTCAAGTGCTTCATTATCCATATAATTAACCTTTTAATTTTTTACAGAGTCCAAGTTTCACCTGAATATTCTCATAAATAAAAGTTAACGCTTCGGCGCCTGCCTGTACTTCCTATGCTCGACCATCACGCCAACAACACGAATCTTCTCAACGTCAGACCTATGAGCTGCATGCACATTGTTAAGCGGGAATAGCTCGAACACTTCATTGTCAGTCGCTGCGCTGATCAACCGGTAACGTCGGAAGATAGCTTCATCAGACTCACCAACCTGAGCCATAACGAAATCCCCAGGAGTAGGGGGTTCATCAGGGTCGCAGATCACGACATCACCTTCATTAAATTCAGGCCGCATCGCATCATCTTTTATCGTAAAGGCAAAGGAAGACTTAGAAATTTTTAGATTGGTTTGTACATATTCAGTGACGCCACTCAACTCAGAAGCTGTTGAGTTACTTGCCCAAAGGCCTACTTGATAGTCATACAAAATAGGCAATGCTCGAGACCCTGATTTTGATGGCGACCTCGATTTAGATGGGGAACCAACACCAGCAAGCAAATAATCGACGTCACAATCAAGGGCTACCGCCAGTTCTGGCAGGAACCGTGGCCTCTTAGTTACTCCAGCCTCAAGGTTCACTATTGATTGCTGAGTAGTACCAGCAATAAACGCCAACTCAGTTTGGGTTAGCCCCTTCTCCGCCCTTAAAGCCTTAACTCGTTCTGCAATGCTCATAACTTACCTCAATTGACTCCCTCCAAGTTTCACAAGAAAAGCTGTAATTGACAAACAAGGTATCTTGTCTGTAAAATACAAGTAAGTTTGTAAAGGAGGCAATATGGAAACTATCTCAGAACGCCTCAAGCAAAAGCGCTCAGAGCTGAATCTCACTCAAGCAGAACTGGCAGAGAAGGCCGGTATCAAGCAACAGTCGATTCAGCAAATTGAATCAGGTGCAACTAAACGACCTCGCTTTCTGTTTGAGATCGCAAGCGCCTTACAGTGCGAGCCTTCATGGTTGCTGTACGGAAAATTAACGAATAAAGCCGCTTAATCCTCACCGCTCTTTTCACAATGGACATTCGTCCTACGTCGCTGCAAAGCGAATTCAAAAATACCAAATCTAACTGTGGTCATCCCCACGGGCTGATCACGTAAACAAACAACTAACCGACAAAGGAAGTATCACGCATGGACATTGCAAGCACTCGCAATAAAGCGAATGAAATCACAAGCAAGATTATGAATGGCATAGCTATTCGTGGTCAGCGAGCAGTAGCAAAAGCTGTAGGCGTTAACGAGTCACAAATCACCAGATGGAAAGAAACGATGATCCCCAAGATGGGAATGCTCTTGGCAGTTCTGGAATGGGGAGTGGAGGACGAGGAGTTGTCGAAGCTGGCTAAGTCAGTAGCGCGGTTACTCACAAAAGAAAACGCCCCGGAATGTATCGAGCATTTCGAGGCGTAGTTGCAAATAACTGTTCATATTCACAGGAGTCATTATATGCAAAAGAGCAGAAAACTCAAGCAAGAAGAGGAGCGGCGTTATCCAGACTCACCCGATCCAATCGTAATGGCAGCCGCCACAAACAAGCCGTTCGCTGAACGGTTTATTGGTTGTTTCAGACTGGCTAAAGCAGGGGTGAAGAATGGGCAACGCAGCTAGACATTTACAGCTAGTAACCACCTCTCCTGAGGTTATGGAGACTCGCGTGGCACAACTTGAGGATGGGTTCACTCGGGTGGCAAACGATCTGCTGGATGCTGCTATGGCCTCAGGATTGAGCGAAACAGAGCTGTGTATTCTTCTCGCTGTGTGGCGGAAGACATACGGCTACAGCAAAAAAATGGATTGGATCAGCAACGAGCAGTTAGAGGGAATGGTAGGCAAGCATCACACGCATTGTTCTACTGCTAAGAACTTGCTTATCAATAAGAAAGTCCTTCTTCAGGAAGGCAGAAAGGTTGGCATGAACACCAATGTCGCCGAGTGGAAAACAAAGGTTAACGGGTTCTGCAAAACATTAGCTAAACCTGCTAAGAAAACCTTAGCAGAAGTTGCTTCTGAAACTAAGCAGAAGTTGCTAACCACAAAAGACAATATACAAAAGATAAAAGAAACTACCCCCAACCCCCTAACGGGTGTTGAGAGTGAGAGCGTCAAATCTACAAAGAAAAAACCTCGTGCAGCACGCATCCCATATCAAGCCGTAATGGACGCCTACAACGAAACCTTCTCTGAAAGACTGCCTTTCGCTGAAACACTCAACGAAGACCGCAAGCGCGGCATAAAACGCATCTGGGGAGAAATGAAACACCAGACGGTTGAAGCCTGCGCAGCTTACTTCCAACGATTCGCCGACACTGCCAAGCCATTTTATTTCGGTGAGAGTGATACAGGCTGGAAGGCGGATTTTGATTACCTGCTGAGAAGCAAGACGCTCGTTAAGACCAGAGAGGGAAGCCTGTGAATTCACAAACGTTAGAGAGTCAGGTAATCGGCGGCCTGCTGCTGGGGGGGGCGACGCCGGATGCCTACACCGTCCTGTCATCACTTCCTGAAGAAGCCTTTAGCATTCGCCAGTTCCGTGAGGCTTACGCAGAAATCAAACGTCAGGCTCTGAGCAAATCCATCATCGACCCTGTGATGATCTCTCAGGTTCTTGGCGGTGAAAGCTTTGCTGACCTGTCACAGGCAGCGAAGGACACATGGAGCTATGCAAACCTCAAGGGTTACGCCGATGAAGTCCGCAAGGCGTGGCACAAGCGCCGTGTAATCGAGATTGTCTCTGAAGCACATCGCGGCATTGAGTCATCCCGAAACAGCGAAGAGTCTGATGCGATTGTCAGATCATTGCAAAAGCAACTCATCGACATCACCGCAGACCAGAGCGCAGTCGTTCCGGTTCACATGAAAGACCTGCTGGAAAACTACCTCACTGACTTGGAAGCGCGGCAGAACGGCGATGTGAAAGCGCAGACCATTAAATTCGGAATGCCTAACTTCGACCAGAAGGTTGGCGGCCTGAACCAGACCGATTTGTTAGTACTGGCAGCGCGCCCATCCATGGGTAAAACCGAGTATGCATTAAACCTCATTCGCGGCGTGACCAATGACGGCGGCGGGGCGCTCATGTTCAGCATGGAGATGACATCCGGGCAGATCACCGAGCGAACCATTGCCGGTTCTGGCGGCCTATCTGTTCGCAAGCTCAAGAATCCTGAAGAGCTGCGTGATGAAGATTGGGCGCGGATCTCCATGGGAGTAGCCGAGATGACCAGCAAAGATATCTGGATGGTTGACGCTACCGACCTGAGCATTGAGCAAATCCGCGCAGTTGCTGAAACCCATAAGCGTCGCTACCCGCACCTCCGGGCAATCTTCGTTGACTACATCGGCCTGATTAAAAAGCCAAAGGCAGAGCGTAATGACATCGCTGTCGGCCATATCTCACGCAACCTCAAGTTCATGGCTATGCAGCTTAAAACCCCTGTAATCGCCCTGAGCCAGCTCTCACGAAAAGTTGAGGAACGCACCAACAAGCGACCGATTAACTCTGACCTGCGCGACTCAGGAGACATTGAGCAGGATGCTGACGTTATCGCCATGCTTTACCGCGATGAGTACTACAACGAAGCCAGCCCGGCCAAAGGAATTGCAGAAGTCATCATCGGCAAAAACCGAAACGGCGAGACAGGTACGGTGTTCCAGGCATTCCGCAACGGACACTTCAGCGAAATAGACCAGACCGAAGCGGCCAACGCTTCGGCAGAACGCGCACCGGCTAAAGGCCGATACACGAAAGGGGAGTTCTGATGGAAGAACAATTACTGCCAGAAGAAGCGAGAACATGCATCCTGACGGATCCTGTATTCATCTTCATGCTTGAGAAGTGCCTTGAAGAGCCTGAGTTTGTTTCAGGTTTCTGCCGGTTATACGGAGTCGATCTCCCGCGGAACCCACGCAACGCGCTTGAGGCGATGGTTGATCAGGCCACCAACTATCGGAAAGACACCTTCGATAAATTCTTCACCGCCTTCATCCCGTTTGTTCACCAAGCGGTTTATCTGCCGCTTCTACCCCAACTCGAAGCCGGGCAAGTGAGAGGGGAATTCTGATGGAAACCGAAAGCTTACCAACAGTTATCGCGAGTAATGAAATCGAAATACTGCCCGGACTGAAAATTACCGTTCACGTTCTGGATAACGGCCAGCGAATCATCCCGACTGAGGCCTTTGCAAAGGCCTGTGAATTTCTCGGAGTTTCGCCTGAACTCTTTGGTGATTTTTTGAAGGGGATGATCTGATGGACACTAAGGCAGCATTTGAGAAGTGGGCTGAAGAGGTCGGTGCCTTGCCGTGGGGGTATCTTAAAAAACAACGCACAGCGAGTGGCAATTACTCAGTTCAGATTTACACGTACAT